ATGGGTGGAACTTGGTCCGTCAATATTTGGACCATAGCACAGAATTAAAACCAAAAATTAAAGTGTTTAGCACTTGTGAAAACCTAATTAGAACATTGCCAAGCATGATACATGATGATAGAAGGCCAGAGGATTTAGATACAAAACAAGAAGATCATGCATTAGATGCATTGAGGTATGGATTGTATCATATTGGGAAACCACCAGAAATACAAGAAACTAAACCTTGGGTGCAAAGAGAAATAGAAAAATTATTAAGATTAGAGGTAGGAGTACCTGGGGTTAGAAATTGAGAATTTTGGCAGAAAAATTAAACAAAGAAACAGGCGAGTGGGAAGAATTTGATGTAGAACATTCAGATATTATGACGGATGAAGATTTATTAGAACTAAAAGATATAACTAGTGCGATAGCGGATATACAAACAAAAATGCATACTCAAATAATGGAGAGAAATTGATGGAAGATAAATATTCACCTAGTCCAGGTGACAAAGATTTAATCAAAAGATGTGAGGCTATGTTTGATATGGCCAAAAAATCTAGACAAGATACAGAAAATGTATGGCGAGATAGTGAAGAGCTATACATGGGAAATCATTGGAAAGGATTTAAGATGCCAGAATATCAAAACCAAATAACTTTAGAGTTAATTGGTTCTATGATTGATACTATGATACCTATTCTTTCTAGTAGGCCACCCAAAATAGATGTCATGCCTGTTGAATACAATGAAGAAACCATACAAGCTGCACAAAATTTACAAGCATTAATGGATGAAATGTGGATGATCAGAGATTTGCAAAACACAGTTCCAGAGTGGTTGCTTGATTATTTAGTATATGGCACTGGGGTTATGAAGGTAAGATTTAATGAAGAAGATGATTTGCCAGATGCAGATATAGTTGATCCTTTTGCATTCTATGTAAATCCTTCTGCTACAAAACTAGAAGATGCCGAGTGGGTGATACAAGCATCTCCAACACCACTTTGGAGAATTAGAGATAAATATAAGAATGGGCACTATGTACAAAGTCAGTCAAATCTTGACAAATATGAGGCTATCAAGATGAATACTGCTCCATTAGCAGATGAAAGAGTACAGGTAACAGATACAACTGGTGCTGAAACACACTATTATGACTCTCCTAAAAAAGCTATGGAGTCTTTAGAGGAAAGAGCTCTTGTTATAGAGTGCTTTATGAGAGATGGCACAATGGAATATGTGGATATGGAAGATGAATATGGCAAAAAACAACAGAAAAAGCGTTATAAATACCCATCTCAAGTAAGACAAGTGGTCATGGCGAATGGAGTTTTGCTGTATGATGGGCCTACCAAGTATCCATTTTTTAACAAAAAACACCATTTATCACACCCATTTCCTTACATATGTCTAAAAAATTCTGGTTCTGCTCATACTTTTTGGGGTAAACCAGAACCTAGAAGGTTAAAAAGTTTAAATCTTGCTATGGATAGACTAGCTAGTCAAATGATGGACAACATACACTTGACCGCTAATCCAATGTGGGTGGTAGATGAAACTACAGATGTAACTGATCAAATATCAAATAAGCCTGGACAAGTCATTAGAAAAAAAGGGCCAGGTCAAGCATCTATGCAAAACCCAGCAAGTATGCCAGGGTATGTATTTAATTATTTTCAATTACTAGAAAGTATGATTGAAACCGTTAGTGGAGTTAATAAAGCTACACAAGGTAAAGAGGCTAGTAATGTAACTAGTGGTGTACAAGCACAAGTATATAGACAGGCGGCAACCACTAAAATAGATTTTAAATCAAGAACTCTTGACAATGCAATACAAACATTAGGTTCTATGTGGATTGCAGCAATACAAAATATGTCATTAGTTCCTAAAAAAGTTCAAGTAATTACACCTAACCAGACCCAAGAAGAAAGAGGTTTTGTTGGTATTGAATACCAAAAAATGGATTTTAATGTAAGGGCGAAGGCTGGGTCTATGTTACCAGAAAACAAGCAATATGTAGAAAACAAAATATTGCAACTTGCACAAATGGGTTTGATTCAAGACCCAGAATTTATTCTTGATAATGTTGATCTTCCTGGAAAAGAGGTTCTCTTACAAAAAATGAGAGGACAGAGAGCTATGGATGAAGAGGCTCAACAAAGAATGCAATCACCTATGTCTGAAGAAGAACTAGCACAATTAGGTGGAAATGAAGATGAAATATTTAGAAGAATGCAAGAAAATCCAGAATTAGCACAAAGGTTAGAAAACATGAGTGCACAAGGAGAAATTTAGCTGTTAAGGGGTTTTAATGTTGGTGAATAACACTTTAAATAAAAAATTTAACAGTAAATGGAGATCACAAAATGAGTGATGATATAATACAAGGTACAACCTATGGTCAAGATGTAAAAATTACATCTGCTGAGGCTGAGTCATTAATTGTAAGAGAGGATGCTGGTATTGATCAACCAACAACTCCTGTTAGTGACCAACAGACTACAGCTGCTACTGAGAGTACCACCGGTGAGGATGCAACCGCACAGCAAGTAGAGCCTCCACAGGAGCAACCTACGGACGTTGAAACAGCACCCTCGGAAGGACAGGATGAAGGCGTAGAAATTAATGAGGTCGTCATTAATGGTGAACGCTATGAAATGGAACAACTAGAATCTTTTATTGAAGATTCCAAAAATAAGTCAGAGTGGCAACGTAAAAATACACAGCGTAGCCAGGAACTTGCAGAAGAGAAAAAGTCGTTAGATGCCGAATTGGATAAATGGAAAGCTCTTAAAAAAGATGACGAATTAATGGATGTAATAAAAGACTATGTTGACCAAGACCATCCTCTCTTTAAGGAAGAACAACCTATTAAATCCGAGGAGCCACAAGTAACTGAATCTATAACAACTGAACCTTCAGATCAAAAGGTGTCAGAGCTAGAAAATAGGTTAATGCAAGTAGAGGCAGAAAGAAAAGTAGAACAAGACGTTGCAGCGTTAGCTGTAAAACATCCAGAGCTAAAGGATAATCCAGAGGCAATAGATCAAGTCTTAACAACTGCTGTAGAAAAAGGTCTAGTAGACCTTGACACTGCTTATGCTGTAACAGCCTACCAATCTGCTGAGGATTCAGCTTTCAAAAAGGCTCTTAAACAAGTGGAGAAAGCTAATGAGCTTAGGAATATTCCAGAGGCTGAAGGAACAGGTCGTGCACAACGAGTTGTTTCTACTAAAAAGCCAATGAATTATGAAGAGGCAAGAGAGTTAGCTTTTAAAGAATATCAAATATATGAGTAAAGGATAATAAACATGGCTTTAAGTTATGACAATTTATCAGCGTTAACCCGTGATAAATATATTCCAGTACTAGTTGATAATATCTTCAACTCCAATGTTCTAACTCACAGAATGCTTAGAAAATCCGTAGCTGCTGCTAGTGGTAACAAAGTATTACAACCTCTTGAATATGGTAAATCAACATCTAAAGGTTTTTATGATGGATATGATATCTTAGATACTACTCCAACTGAAACTTTTACAGATGCATCATATGATTGGGTACAATGCTATGCTACTATATCTATTAGTGGTAAGGAAGAGGCACTCAATGATGGAGCAGAAAGAGTTGTTGACCTAGTTGAGGCTAAAGTAAAGAATGCAGAAAAGTCTTTAAAAGACCTTTTTGGCACTCAGCTTTATTCAGACAACGATGGTTCTTCTACAACAACATCTGGAGCATCATCCAGCGGTTTCTTAGGATTAGATAAATTAATTGATTCTGCGGGAACTGTCGGTGGTATAAACAGATCAGACTATAGTTGGTGGTCAGCTCAAGAACAAGCTGCTGGTTCAAGCACATTTAGTGATGTCGCAGCAAGTTCTGGTGCAAACTCTATTGGACGAGAGTTCAGAAAAATGTATGGAGCTTGTGCAATTGATAATGACGTACCTTCAATAATTGTTACTACACAAATCGTTTTTGATGCATATGAAGAATCTTTATCTGCTCAAAAGAGATTTGCTGCTAGTGATGAAGCGTTAGCTGATGCTGGTTTCCAGAATCTTTTGTATAGAGGAACACCTGTTGTAGTTGATGAGCATTGTCCAGCTGGGAAAGCATTTTTCTTAAATGAAAAATACTTAGGTTTTAGACATCACAGAAAAAGAAACTTTTCTTTTGAAGGATTTCAAAAGCCAATCAACCAAGATGCACAAGTTGCTAAGATTCTATGGTTAGGTGCTTTAACAATGTCAAATCCAAGAATGATGGGTAAGATCACTGGTCTTCCCACAGGTTATTAATGGAGGTATTGTAATATGGCGTTTACATCAACCGAATCTTTTATTAATCCGCAACCAATTGACGAAACATCAACAACTCAAAAGTTACCAACAGGAACAATAATAAAGGCTAAAGACGATTCTTTAGGTGTAGGTGAATTCATCTACCTTAAAGGTGTTGCTAGTACTGTTGTTGGATCAGTTGTTGCTTTTGACGAGGCAGATGTTACTGCTTTAGCAGCCGCAAACGCTCAAGGTAGAATAGGTGTTGCTATGTCAGCAAATGTTGCCAGTTCTTTTGGCTGGTATCAG